ATGGCCGATAACGGCATAACCGCCGCCAGCGTGAAGCGTCGCGGCGGTTCGCGCTGGCGCGAATATTTTCTGGAGCATCTTGCCGAGACCTCGAATATCTCCAAATCGGCCGCGCGCGCCGGGATCACGACTGCCAGGCTCTATCGCGAGCGGCGGCAGGACCCCAAATTCGCGCGCGACTGGCTCGCCGCGCTTGCAGAAGGCTACTTCCTGCTCGAAATGGAAGTGCTGCGGCGGCTGCGCGAGGGGGACCAGCAGACGCCTGCCGGAGAGCGCTATGACTTCGCCAATGCGCTGCGCCTGCTCGCCGCGCACCGCGACAGCGCTGCCCAGGCCCACGCCCAGCAGCGCAATGTCAGCGCCGCTGAAGTGCGCGCTTCGATCGATCGCAAGGTCGAGGCGATCCGCCAGCGGCTCGAACGGGAAAAGGCGCGCAAGGCAGCGGGCGAATGAATACCGACCGGCTGGATTGGCTCGCGGATAACAATCCGACAGCGCCCAGCGATATCAGCGAGGCGCTCGAACAAAGCGAGAGCAATGCCTGGCCCTATCACTGGGGGATGCAGGCGCGCGATGAACAATTGCCGCCGCGGGGCGACTGGCGGATCTGGCTGATCCTCGCCGGACGCGGCTTTGGCAAGACCCGTGCCGGGGCCGAATGGGTGCGCGCCATTGCTGAAAGCTGCCCCGAGGCGCGCATCGCGCTGGTCGCGGCCACTTTGTCAGAGGCGCGTGCGGTGATGGTCGAGGGCGAAAGCGGGATCATCGCCTGCTGCGCGCCCGATAACCGCCCGGTGTTCGAAGCCTCGCTCAAACGCCTGCGCTTTCCCAATGGAGCGCAGGCGCTGATCTATTCGGCGCAGGAACCCGAAAGCCTGCGCGGGCCGCAGCACAGCCATGCCTGGTGCGATGAAATCGGCAAGTGGCCGCTCGCTCACGAACGCGCCACGCGCTGCTGGGACAATCTGTTGATGGGCCTCCGGCTCGGCAATGATCCGCGCATCGCCGCCACCACCACGCCGCGCGCGGTGCCACTGGTGCAGCGGCTGGTCGAGCAGGCGGAAAGCGGCGAGGTGGTGCTCACCCGCGGCTCTACCTATGCCAACACCGGCAATCTGCCGAGCCGCTTCATGGATGCAATCGCTTCGGAATTCGAAGGCACCCAGCTTGCCCGGCAGGAGTTGGAAGGCGAATTGCTCGCCGATATCGAGGGCGCCTTGTGGACCCGCGCGCTGATTGAGCAATGCCGCTTTCCTGGAGAAGCCGTGCCGCTGGCCCGCGTGGTGGTGGCGGTGGACCCGCCAGCCTCTGCCACCGGCGATGAATGCGGCATCGTGGTCGCAGCGCTTGGGCAAGACGGGGTTGGCCGGGTGCTGGCGGATTGCTCGATCGCGCAGGCCAGCCCTGCCCAATGGGCCGAAGCCGTCGCTGCCGCTGCACAGGTGTGGCAGGCCGACCGCGTCATTGCCGAAGCCAATCAGGGCGGCGCGATGGTCGAAAGCGTGCTGCGCGCCGCAGATCATGCGCTGCCGGTCAAGCTGGTCCACGCCAGCCGCGGCAAGGCGGCGCGCGCCGAGCCTGTCGCGGCGCTCTATGCCGCAGGCAAGGTGCATCACTGCGGCGTGTTTGCACGGCTCGAAGATCAGCTCTGCGGGCTTTTGAGCGGCGGCACTTATGCAGGGCCGGGCCGCAGCCCCGACCGGGCCGATGCGCTCGTATGGGCGCTCACCGAACTGCTGCTGCGCGCCTCTGCCCGTCCCGGCATCCGGGCACTCTAGACCAACAAAGGAACCCTTCATGGCCTTGATCGATAAGCTGCGCTTCGCCTTCAAGGGCAGAGCGCAGGCACGCGTCCCCCTGTCCGCTTCCCCGTTCGGACGCTGCACGCCGCTGTTTGCGAGCGAGGCCGGACCGCCCGCCTACGAATACGAGCGCGCCGTGCGCGAGGCGTTTCTGGCCAACCCCATCGCCCAGCGCGCGGTGCGGATCGTGGCGGAAAGCGTCGGCCAGGCTCCGATCTATGCCAATGACGACCGGTTGATGAGGCTGGTCGCCGCGACCAGCGCGGGCCAATCACTGATCGAGACGCTTGCGGCGCACCTCTTGCTGCATGGCAATGCCTATGTGCAGATCCTGAAGGACGCGAGCGGCCAGCCGGTCGAACTCTTTGCCCTGCGCCCAGACCGGATGAGCCCCGTCAGCGATGCGCGCGGCTGGCCCTATGCCTATGATTACAAGGTCGCAGGCGCGGTGACGCGGATTGCGGTGGAGGACGAGGAAGGGTGGCCCGGCCTCATCCACATCAAGGCGATGCATCCGCTTGATGATTACCTTGGCGCAGGCGCCCTGTCGGCCGCCTGGCAGGCGGTGACGATCCACAACGCAGCGGCCGAATGGAACCGCGCGCTGCTCGAAAATGCTGCCCGGCCTTCGGGCGCGCTGGTTTACGATGCGGGCGACGGGGCGGCGCTCAGCAGCGAGCAGTTTGACCGGCTGCGCGGCGAACTTGATGCGGCCTTTTCCGGTGCGGGCAATGCCGGGCGCCCGATGCTGCTGGACGGCGGGCTCAAGTGGCAGACCCTCGCGCTCTCGCCTGCCGATATGGATTTTGCGACCCTCAAGAGCGCCGCGGCGCGCGATATTGCGCTGGCCTTTGGGGTGCCACCGATGCTGCTCGGCCTGCCGGGCGACAACACCTATTCCAATTACCGCGAGGCCAACAGGGCGCTGTGGCGGCTCACGCTTCTGCCGCTGGCTCACAAGCTTTTGAGCGCGCTCGCCGAAGGGCTGAGCCCGTGGTTTGTCGGGGCCACCCTCGCAATCGACCTCGATCTGGTGCCCGCGCTTTCGGAAGACCGCGAGCGGCTGTGGTCGCAGGTCGCGGGCGCCGATTTCCTGACCCGCGCGGAGAAGCGCGAATTGCTGGGCTTTGACCCTGAGGAGACTGCCCCATGAAGCGAGAAGACGTGCTGGCCAGCCTGATGGCGCAGGCCAAAGAGGAGGGCGCATCGCTCGTCACCTTGCGCGCGATTGTCGAGGAAAGCTCGATGCTGGGCACTGACCGCGCACTGGCGCGGCTGGGGCTGAGCGATGCGGGCGCCGAGAATGATCTGGGCGAATTGCGCGAGCTTTTGCGGGCGTGGCGCGATGCCAAGACCAGCGCCTGGAAGGCCTTTGTCAGCTGGGTGGTGCGCGGCGCGCTGGCGCTGGTGCTGATCGGCATCGCGGTGAAGCTCGGCCTGTGGAAGCTGCTGTGAGCGCGCTTGAGCTCCCCCCAGCGGCCACGCTGCCCGCCGTCAGGCTGGCGGGCTATGCCGCGCTGTTCGATGTGATGGATGGCGCGCGCGATGTGATCCGCCGCGGCGCCTTTGCCCGCACGCTGGCAGGCCGCGGCACCCCGCTGCCGCTTTATTGGCAGCACAATCCGCGCCAGCCCCTCGGCACCATCGAGCACATCGCCGAGGATGCGCGCGGTCTCAGGGTGATTGCCCGGATCGACCATCCCCAATCGCGCGCGGCAGCGCTGCTACGCGCCCGCGCTGTCAGCGGTCTGAGCTTTGGTTACCGCGCCACCCGGCATCGCCACCACCAAGGGGTGCGCGAATTGCTTGAAGTTGACCTCTTCGAGGTGAGCCTCGTCACCCACCCGCTCCAGCACGGCGCGCGGGTGCACTTGTTTGTTTAGCCGATCTTTTTTGCCCTAACCCCGCGCTGCTTGAGGGGGCTTTTGTTGCCCTATCGCTTCGCTGCTTGAGCGCGCCTTTTCTGCCCTAACGCCGCGCTGCTTGAGGGCGCTTCTTCTGCCCTAACGCCGCGCTGCTTGAGGGCCATGCGACCGTTTCGCGGCCGAATTTCATAACGCCTGCCTCTCCCGCCTCCCCATCCCCCACAGAAAGGCCCCTGCCCTATGGATATCCCTGCCACCACCCCCACCCCGCTTGAAGACAGCTTTGATCTGGTCACCCGCCAGGATCAGGCCGAAGCCGCGATCACGGCTTTGCAGACCGATGTCGCCGAAGTGAAATCGCGGCTCGACAAGGTCGCGCTTGCCGCTGCCCGCCCGCCGATGGGCGCCAGCGCCGCGACCGCCGCTGACAGCGCCGAGGTGAAAAGCTTTGTCGATGGCTATCTGCGGCGCGGCCGCGAGGCCGAGATCAAGTCGATCACCGGCACCACGCCTGCCGATGGCGGCTTTGCCATCCCGCGCGCGATTGACGCAATGATTGCCAGCGAACTCAAGGCGATCAGCCCGATCCGCGCCATTGCACAGGTCGTCCAGACCGGCACCTCGGGCTATCGCAAGCTGGTTGCCACCGGCGGGATTGCCTCGGGCTGGGTCAGCGAAGCGGCCCCGCGTCCCGAAACCGGCACGCCGCAATTTGCCGAAATCGCCCCGCCTGCTGGCGATCTCTACGCCAATCCGGCCGCCAGCCAGGGCATGCTCGATGATGCGGCCTTTGATCTCGAAAGCTGGCTCGCCAGCGAGATCGCGATGGAGTTTGCCCGCGCCGAGGGCGCTGCCTTCGTGACGGGCAACGGGGTCAATCGTCCCGCCGGTTTCCTGACCGCGCCCAAGGGCACCGCCGCCGATGGCACCCGCGCTTTCGGGCAGGTGCAATATATCGGCTCGGGCCATGCAACAGGGCTTGGCAGCACCGCCGAGACCAAGCTCATCGATCTCATCCATGCGCTCAAGGCGGGCCACCGCCAGGGGGCGAGCTTTGTGATGAATTCCGCAACCCTTGCCCGCATCCGCAAGCTGAAGACCGCCGATGGCGCCTTCCTGTGGCAGCCGGGCATGGTCGAAGGCCAGCCCGATCGTCTGCTCGGCTATCCGGTGATTGAGGCCGAGGACATGCCCGATGTGGCGGCCAATGCCTTCCCGATCGCCTTCGGCAACTTCCGCGCCGGCTATCTGATTGCTGAGCACGGCGCCACCAAGGTGCTGCGCGATCCTTTCACCAACAAGCCGTTCGTCCATTTCTATGCGACCCGGCGGATTGGCGGACAGGTGCTCGATTCCAGCGCGATCAAGCTCCTGAAGATCGAAGCCTGACACGCCGCTGATCTCTCCCCGGCAGTGGCGGGTGCCCCCTTGCCCGCCCGCCGGTTCCTGCGCCCGCATCGCTCCAGGCCGATCCCCCTCGCCTGTGGCAGCGATGCGGGCGCCTTTTGTCTGAAATGTCTGTCGAAATGACCGTGGGAGACCGCCCGATGCAGCGGATTGTCGTGCTGCCCGCCGATATTGGCGAGGCAGGCCTGGCCGAGCTCAAACAATGGCTCGGCATCAGCCGGAATACCGAAGATGCGCTGCTTGCGGGCCTGCTCCGGGCGGCGCTCGACCTGTGCGAAGCCTTTACCGGGCAGGCGCCGCTGGCCCAGCTGATCGAGGAACGCCTGCCGCCCCAGCGCGGCCTGCAATTGCTTGGCGCGCGCCCGGTGCGCGAGATCGCGATGGTCGAGGTTATCGCGGCGGATGGCAGCCGCTCGCCTCTCACCGCGATTGATTACAGCGCCGAGATTGCGGCCTGCGGGACGGCGAGTTTCCGCCTCCTGGTGCCGGTTGAGGGCCGGGCGCTGGCGGTGCGGCTTGTGGCAGGCATCGCGGGCGAATGGGCCACGCTTCCGCCTGCCTTGCGGCAGGGCATGATCCGCCTTGCCGCGCATCATTACCGCGACCGCGATGCCGATGGTCAGCGCAGCCCTGCGCCCCCGCCCGTGAGCGTCACCGCGCTGTGGCAGCCCTGGCGGCTGATGCGGCTCGCATGATCACCGCGCAAGCCCGCATGAGCGCGCTTGGCCAGCGCCTCAAACGCCGCGCCGAAGCCATCGCGCTGCGCCGTGCGCGCGCCATCGCGAGCGAGGGCGGCCGCGAAAACTGGCGCGATGCGCGCGCGCTGTGGCCCGATTTTGCCGAGGACCGATAGACCATGGAAAATGCCCTGCGCGCAGCGCTGATGGATTGGCTGCGTGCTGACCCGGCGCTCGCCCCCATCAACACCATCGAAGAAGAAGCCCCGCTGCGCGCAGCACCGCCCTGGCTCGGCATTGCGGCGAGTGCCAGCATCGATTGGGGCTGCAAGGAACGGGCAGGGCGCGAGGTGCGCATCGCGCTCGAACTTGCCAGCCGCGCCGATCACCCCGCTGCCGATAGCGCGATCCTTGCTGCGATCGAAGCCCGTGTGCTCGCCCTGCCGCCGTTCCATGCCGCCTTCGAACTCGCCGCGATCCGTTTTCTGCGGTCGCGCAGCGAAGCGCGCGCGAACAACCTGCGCGCCGCCCTCATCGAATTCCGCTTCCGCCTCTTTGCCCCCCTCTAGGAGTATCTCACCATGCCTGCACAAAATGGCGCCGCCTTTCTGCTCAAGATCGGCAATGGCGCATCGCCTGTCAGCTATCAGACGGTCGCTGGCCTGCGCACCACGCAGATGACGATCAACGGCGATAGCGTTGTGGTGACGCACAAGGGTTCGGGCGGCTGGCGCGATCTCCTGTCGGGCGCAGGCACGCGTTCGGTTTCGGTGAGCGCAGCGGGGATTTTCCTCGGGAGCGCAGCCGAAAGCGCGGTGCGCGCCCATGCGCTTGCCGGGACGATCGATGATTACGAACTGTCCTTCGAGGATGGCGAGCGCCTGCGCGGCCGCTTCCTTGTCCAGCGGCTGGATTATTCGGGCGATTTCAACGGCGAGCGCAGCTACACGATGCAGCTTGAAAGCTCTGGCCCGGTGATCCCGGCATGAGCGCCATTCCCAATCCCCTGCGCGGCGAGGCGAGCCTCGTGGTTGCGGGCAAGGCCTATGTGCTGCGACCGAGTTTCGAGCATCTCGTGGCGGCCGAAAGCGAGCTTGGCTCGCTGTTCGCGCTGGTTGAACGCGCGGCGGGCGGCGCGTTGACCCTTGCCGAGATCACCGCGCTCCTGTGGCATTGCCTGCCCGCCGAAACCCGTCCTGAGCGCACCCGAGTCGGGGCAGCGGTGCTGGAAATGGGACTGGTCAAGGCCACCCATCCGGTGCGCAGCCTGCTCGCGCAGATCCTCGAAGGCGCACCTTGAACAACACCTTTGCTGCCGCTGCCCGGCGGTGGTGCCCCCTGGCCGCCCGGCTGCTCGGCTGGCGGCCCGATGAATTCTGGCGGGCGACCCCTGCCGAACTGGTTCTGGCGCTGGCCGACCCGGACGGTGGCGAAGCAATCACCCCGCCAACCCGCGAGGCAATCGCCCGCATGATGGAGCGCGACGACAATGCAGGACAGGTTTGAAGAACTGGTGATCGATGTGCGCGCCAATACGGCGGGCTTTGCCGCCGATGTCGAGAACATGCGCCGCTCGGTCGATGGCGGGCTGCTTGATGGGTTTGGCCGGGCCGGCAATGTGCTCGAACGCGGGCTGCTTTCGGCGCTGCGGCGAGGGAGCCTGGGGTTTGATGATTTGAAGCGGATCGCCTTCAGCGCGCTCGATCAGATCGCCGCCCATGCGATGCAATCGGGTCTCAACAGCCTGCTTGGCGGCGGCGGTGCGGGTGGCGGCGGCGGGTTGGGCGGATTGCTCAGCCAGACTTTCGGTGCGCTGCTCGGCCTGCCGGGGCGAGCGACCGGAGGCCCGGTTTCCCCGGGGCGCGCTTTCATGGTGGGCGAGCGCGGGCCAGAGGTGTTTGTGCCGACCAGCGCGGGCCGGATCGAGGCCAATGGTGCGCTTGGGCCGCGGGGCCGCGATGTCAGTGTTGCGATTCAGCTGGCCGTGCCGCGCGGGAGCGCAGCGCCGGTCGCGATGCAGCGATCATCGCGTCAGGTCGCAAGCGCGGTGCGCCGCGCGCTGGCTGATTCGTAAGGGAGCGCGCATCCTATGGCATTCTGGCTGGCCCGCGAACGCCGTTCGCAGGAATCAAGTTTCATCCAGCGCTTCGACCCGCGCTTCTGGACCGTCAATTTCCCGCGCCCTGCCATGGCCTCGGTGATCGCGACCGCGCCCGATGCCCTGCGCGTCGAGGTCGAATTGCACAACCAGGGCGAGCTGGTCGGGCTGATCTGGGAGAGCGAGGACCGGCTCGATCACCCGCTGCTCGCCTATGAAACCAACCGGGACTATTCGCACACCATCCTGAGCTTTCGCTGGGAATCGGCGGGCGTGATCCCGCTTGATGCCGTCAACGGCCCGACGCTCACCATCGAGGGGCGCGATGCCGCTGGTGCGCCGCGGGCGTGGTATGTGCGGCTGTGGAACTATGCCACCGGCACGCCGACAGACGCGCGCATCACATTTCGCTTTTCCGAGATGGAAAGCGGTTTTGGCCTGCCGGGCGAGCCGGTTTACCCGCGCGACATCGACCGCATGTTCATCTCGCTGGTCGCGCCCGGTTACGAGGCGGGGAGCGCTGTGCGCCTGCCCCAGCGGGCGAACGGCCATGCGATCCTTTCCGAGATCACCTGCGATGGCGCGCGCGCGATGCTGGAGATCGGCGATGTGCGCCTGCCCGTGCACGGCGAGCGCATCGCGACGGCCTATGATGATGCCTATAACCAGACGCCTGCCCGCCTGGTGCGCGGGATCATCGGGCTGGGGTATCGCGAGGATATTGTCCACTATGTCGGGATGAGCCATTTCATGCGGCTCGAACGGCAGACAGGCGGCGCGCTGCTGGCGGCGAGCAGCGGCGCCCTGTGCACGCCGGCCAGCGACTGGCACGCAAACTACTTTGCCGTTGCCAAGGCCGAAGGCTTCGCGGTGATCGCCTCGCTCTCCTATGAATTGTTCAACGCCTATGCGCCCGAAGGCTGGAGGCAGCGCGCAGCCGATGGCAGCGCGGCGCTGACCGGATGGGAGCCGCCTTCCACGCTGCTTTCGCCAGCGAGCTCGCCCGCCATGGCGTGGCTGCAAGCGGTCGCGGGAGTGTTTGTCGGATTGCTCAGGCAGGCGGGCCAGCCGGTGCGTTTCCAGATTGGCGAGCCGTGGTGGTGGGTGGTGCCGCAGACGGCTGCTATCTGCCTTTATGATGATGCCGCGCGCGCGGCCTTTGGCGGCAATCCGCCGGTGATTGCCGATATGCGCGCCAGTCTTTCGGCCGCGCAAAAGGCGCTGCTTGATAGCGCGGGCGCTTTGCTGGCGGCTTCGACTGCCGCGCTTACCCAAGCGGTGCGGCAGGCAGCAGGCGGGCCTTCCGAAGTGCTCCTGCTCGCCTTCACCCCGACAGTGCTCGATCCCGAAATGCCCGAGCTTTACCGCGCCAACCTTCCCACCGGCTGGGCGCGGCCAGCCTTTGATCGCTTGCAGCTGGAAGATTACGACTGGCTGACCGCAGGCAAGGATGCGCTGCGGCGCGCGGCCTATGACTTCACCGATCAACGGCTCGGCTATCCGGCGGCCGAGCAGGATTACCTCTCGGGCTTTGTGCTTCTGTCCGAAGATGCCGAAGCAATGTGGCCGCTGATCGATGCAGGGCTCGATGAGGCGCGCGGGCGCGCCGTCACCCGCCGCTATGTCTGGGCGCAGCCGCAGGTCAACCGCGATGGCTACACCCGGCTTGCCCCGCAACAGGAGGATAATGTGACCCCTTTCGATGATGTCCTCTATCCCTTTGCGCTGGGGCGCAGCACGGCCGTGGGCCCCGAGTTCTCGACCTCGATCGCGGTCACGGCGTCGGGCCATGAACGGCGCAATTCGCTGTGGGCGGATGCGCGGGTGCATTTCGATGTCGGGCCCGGTATCCGTTCGGAAAGCGAGCTGTCGCAGCTGCTCGCCTTCTTTCGCGCGCGGCGCGGGGCGGCACGCGGCTTTCGCATCATGGACCCGTTTGACCATTCCTCGAACGCGATGACAGGGACGCCCACGATGCTGGATCAGCTGCTGGGGGTTGGCGATGGCGCGCGCGCTGATTTCCCGCTCGTCAAGACCTATGGCGAGGGCCCCGATCCGCAAGTGCGCCCGATCACCCGCGCGCGCTCCGATACGCTGCTGGTCAGCGTCGGCGGCGCGCTCGTGAGTGGCTGGAGCCTGCTGCCCCAGGGCGTGCTGCGGCTCGCCAGCGCGCCTGCTGCGGGCACTGAAGTGCGCGCCGGGTTCCTGTTCGATGTGCCGGTGCGCTTTGCCGAAGACCGGATCGATATCTCCGGCGTCAATTTCGCTGCGGGCGAGGCGCCCAGCATTCCGCTCATCGAACTGCGCGAGGTCGGGTGATGCGCGTATTCTTCGACCGCGAACTGGATACCGTCGCGACGTTCTGGCGGGTCTATCGCCGCGACGGGGTGGCGCTTGGCTTTACCTGCCATGACCGCGACCTCGCCTTTGGCGGCATCCTTCACCGCGCCGCGCCCGGCATGGTGCCTGCCGCGATCCGGCTGACGGCGGATCTCGCCAATGACAGCGCGGAGGTGGAAGGCGCCTTGAGCCACGACACCATCCGCGAGGCAGACCTTGCCGCCGGGCTGTTCGATGAAGCGGCGATAGCCATCGGCGCGGTCGATTGGGAGAGCCTTGAGCATCACACGCTCTACACCGGCGAGCTCGGCATGATCGAGGATGACCGGCGCGGCTTTTCCGCCGTCTTGCGTTCCGCCAAGCAGCTGCTTGAACGCGATCTCGTGCCGCGCACCCGCCCGACCTGCCGTGCGGCCTTCTGCGGGCCGGGCTGCGGGCTTTCGGCCACGCGCTTCACGCAGCTGGTGCCGCTTGCCGCCATTGATCCCGATTTCAACCGCGTGCGCTTTGCCGGGATTGTGCCCGAGGCGCATATTGATGGCCTCCTGCGGTTTCGCGACGGGCCGCAGACCGGGATCAGCTTCGGCATCGTCAGCGCAGACGGCGACTGGCTCATACTTGATCGCCCGCTGGTCGCTGGCACCGCCATCGGCACGCTTGCCGAACTGCGCGAGGGCTGCGATCACACCATCACCGCCTGTTCGACCCGTTTCGGCAATGCCCGCAATTTCCGGGGCGAGCCGTTCCTTCCCGGCAATGATCTGCTGACCCGCTATGGCCGCAACTGACGCGGAGGCTTTCGCCTGCGCGGCGGAGAGCTTCATCGGCACGCGCTTTCGCCTGCATGGCCGCGATCCGGCAAGCGGACTTGACTGCATCGGGTTGGTCGCAGCCAGCCTTGCTGTGATTGGTCGTGCGCCCATGGCACCGCAGGGCTATGGCTTGCACAATCTGTCTATTGCCCGCTGGCTCGATCATGCAGCGCCAAGTGGACTTGTGCCGGCGCAAGGCCCGATAGGGCGCGGTGATGTGCTGCTGGTGCAGCCCTCGCCGGTGCAGCACCACCTGATGATTGCCAGCAGCGCGGGCGAGGTGATCCACGCCCACGCCAGCCTGCGCCGGGTGGTGCGCCAGCCGCTCGCGCCCGGCGCCGATATTGCTGCCCGCTGGCGGCTTGCTCCATCCAACTGAGGATACGACATCATGGCAACCTTGCTGCTCACCGCGCTTGGCACCGCAATCGGCGGCCCGCTTGGCGGAGCCATCGGCGCGTTCCTTGGCCAGCAGGCGGATCGCCGCATCTTCGGGAGCGGCAAGCGCGAAGGCCCGCGCCTCAAGGAATTGTCGGTCACGACTTCCAGCTATGGCCAGCCGATCCCTCGCCAGTTTGGCCGGATGCGCGTGGCAGGCGCGGTGGTCTGGGCGACTGATCTTGCCGAGAGCAAGACCAAGCAAAGCACCGGCAAGGGCCAGCCTTCGGTCACCACCTATTCTTACAGCGCGTCTTTCGCAGTGGCGCTCTCAAGCACGCCGATTGCCTCGGTGGGACGGGTGTGGGCCGATGGCAACCTGCTGCGCGGCGAGGCGGGTGATCTCAAGGTCGGCGGCTCTATGCGGGTCTATTGCGGGCACGGCGATGATCCGGTCGAACCGCTGATCGCTGCTGACAAGGGCGCGGATGCCCCTGCCTTCAGGGATTGTGCCTATGTCGTGTTCGAGGACTTGCAGCTTGCGGATTTCGGCAACCGCATTCCGGCGCTGACTTTCGAGATTGTCGCTGATGGCGCGAATGAAGCGCTCGCTATCGCCCAGCTCTTGCCGCAGGGCGCAGCGGCAGAGGCTCTCATGCTCAATGAGGCGCGCGGGTTTGCTGATGAGGGCGGCCCGGTGGTGGGTTCGCTTGCGGCGATTGATCAGGTCTTTCCGCTGATCTGCACCTCGGGCGCCGATGGTCTTGTGCTGTCGGCTGCCGGATGCGCCTCCGCCTCACCGCCCCTGTTGCTGCCCGAACAACTATCTATGCGCAGCGAGCAGGATGCCGACAGCCGCCACCGCCAGCGCGCCGATACGCCGGTGCGTGAGCCGGTGGCGCTGCGCTATTACGACGAGGAGCGCGATTACCAGCCCGGCGTGCAGCGCGCGCTCGGCGTGCGTGCGGCAGGGCGCGAGGCGATGCTCGATCTGCCCGCGACCATGAATGCAGGCGGGGCGCGCCAGCTTGCCAATGCCAATGCCCACCGCGCCCGCTGGCAGCACGAACGCCTCACCTGGCGCATTGGCGAACTCGACCCCGCGCTCACGCCCGGCCGCGTTGTGCGGGTTCCCGATCAGGCGGGGCAATGGCTGGTGCGCGGGTGGGAATGGCATGATCGCGGCGTTGAATTGAGCCTTGAGCGCTTGCCTCCGGGGCTCGGCGCGGCGGTTGCGGGCCATGCGGGCGCTGCCAATACTGCAAGCGATCTGGCGGTCACCCCCACGCAGATCGCCTTTATCGAAGCAGCACCTGACGGGACGGGCGATCCCGCTGCCCCCTTGCTCTACGCTGCCGCTTCGTCGGCGAGCGCGGGGTGGCGGGGTGCAGCGCTGTTTGCGGTGCAGGGCGCAGCGCTTGTGCCGATCGGGACCACCGGTGCAAGGCGGGCGGCGATCGGCACGCTCACCGCACCGCTCGGGCCTTCGCCCGCCTTGCTGTTCGAGCCCTCGGCCAGCCTTGAGGTGATGCTTGCCGCCGACGATCTGGAATTCGCCAGCGCCGATATCGCCGCGCTCGCTGCCGGTGCCAACCGGCTGATGGTGGGCGGCGAAGTCCTGCAGTTTGCTCACGCAGAACCGCTCGGGAGCGCGCGCTGGCGGTTGTCCGGGCTCTTGCGCGGGCGCGGCGGCACCGAACCTGCCGCGCGCGCCGGACATGGCGCCGGGGCCAGCGCGGTGCTGCTCGATGATCGCCTCACGCCGCTCGATCCGGCCGAGGTCGCGGCAAGCGCAGGAAGCACTATTGCTGCAAGCGGCATTGCCGATCCGGCGCCGGTGATGGCGACCCTCGCCAATCCCGGCCTGTCGCGGCGCCCCTTGATGCCGGTGCATCCGCGCATCGCGGTGCTGCCCGATCAGGCGTGGGACATCACCTGGACCCGCCGCGCGCGCGGCCAGTGGCGCTGGCATGACGGGGTCGATGCCGCGTTGGTCGAACAGACGGAGAGCTATCTGGTGGGCTTTGGCCTGCCCGACGCACCCCTTGCGACCTGGACCCGCAGCGAGCCGCATTTCCGCCTCGCGCCGGAAGATCGCGCCGCACTGGCCGCGCAAGCGGGCGGGGCATGGCTGTGGGTTCGCCAGATCGGCACCCATGCGCTCTCGTCCGCCTTGCCGCTTGCCAGCATCAACTGAACCTCCAAGGAGACCGCCATGAGCGCCTTTGCCGACTATCCCGCCACCACGCTGCATTTGGGCTTGCCGATGCTGTTCGTCGGACAGGCGCAGAAGGAGTTCTTCGTC